GGTGAAATTTATATTGGTCTATTAGATCGAGTTATTCAATTCTGTAAAGATCATAATTATACTTACGAGTTTCTAGATAATAAATTCTATGGTCTTCCCTTTGAGATAAATGAGGGAATATCAAAGGAAGGTGTGAAGGATTATATGACTGCGATTAGTAGACACGCCCCGCGTGATTATCAAATTGAGGGAGTATACGACGCTTTAAGACATAATCGAAAGTTATTGATATCTCCAACTGCTTCTGGAAAGTCATTGATGATATATTCTCTTGTGAGATACTATGTTGAGAAACAACAAAATATCCTGATAGTTGTTCCAACGACATCCCTTGTAGAACAGATGTATAAAGATTTTGCAGATTATGGGTGGAATGTTGGTTCATACTGTCACAAAATCTATGCTGGAAAAGAAAGAGAGACTGATTCTCAAGTCATTATTACTACTTGGCAGTCTATTTACAAACTTCCAAAGCAATACTTTTCCAGATTTAATGTTGTCGTAGGGGATGAGGCACACCAGTTTAAATCCAAGTCATTAATATCTATAATGACGAAACTTTGTGATGCAAAATATCGTTTTGGATTTACAGGAACACTCGATGGATCACAAACTCATAAGTGGGTTCTGGAAGGTTTGTTTGGACCATCATATAAAATTATTAAGACCGATGAACTAATGCAGAAAGGTCATCTTGCTAAATTAGATATTAAGGTGCTTCTACTCAAACATTCTCCACAGAGATTTGAGGTGTTTGAGGATGAAGTTCAATATATTATTAATCATCAAAAAAGAAATAACTTCATTAAAAATCTAGCACTTGATTTAAAAGGAAATACTCTGATTCTTTTTAGTCGAGTAGAAAGTCACGGACAACCACTTTATGAACTCATAAATAATAGCAAAATTGATGATAGACACGTATTCTTTGTTCATGGTGGGGTTGATACTGAAGAAAGAGAGTTAGTTCGCGAAATAACGGAGAAAGAAAACAATGCAATCATCGTTGCTTCTTACGGCACTTTTTCTACTGGTGTCAATATCAGAAATTTACATAATGTTATATTTGCTTCCCCTAGTAAATCAAGAATCAGAAATCTCCAGTCAATCGGAAGAGTCTTGCGAAAAGGAGAAAACAAAGTGAAAGCAACTCTATATGATATTGCTGACGACATCAGTTATAAGTCGAGAAAGAATTATACTCTTAATCACTTAATCGAAAGAATTAAAATTTATAGTGAAGAAAACTTTAATTATGATATTGTCAATATACCTTTTAAAGAATGATGGGAGAAGAATTTTATTCTATTATTAAATTAATATCAGGTGAGGAAATATTCTCTCTTGTTTGTATAGATGAGAATGATGGAGATCCAATTATCATTCTCCAAAATCCTGTTGTTATGAAACCTACACAAGGACCTGGTGGAGGATCCTTTGTTAAAATTAAACCTTGGATTGATTTATCTGATGAAGATTTCTTTATGATTAAACTTGATAAAATAATTACAATGACAGAAAGTAGAGATAAAAAACTTATAGAAGTTTATGACCACTATTTACAAAATGATAGTATTGATAGTTATGTTCCAGGTGGTAAAGTAAAGGTAACTGATCAGATGGGATATATAGGTTCTGTTGAAGATTCTCGTAAGAGTCTTGAAGATATATTTAAAGGTATTAAAGAAAGCTAAAACTTATCTTCAAAAGCAACAAACCTATTCTACTGCTGTTTTGGATACTTGTCAAGCCCTTTACACCTGTGCTATAATGTACATAAGTTATACTGAACAATCAGAAATGAATTATGCCCAAAAAGAAATCAGAACATTATGTAAACAATAAGGAGTTACTTGAATCACTTATTGTTTATAGAGGCAAAGTTGCTAAAGCAGCAGCAATATATTTTGAGAAGTATGATGTAAATCCTCCTAAATCAGGTCCATGGGAAGGAAAACCACGTATTCCAAATTATCTCGGAGAATGTTTTTTAAAGATCGCTACACATCTATCATATAAACCTAACTTTGTTAATTATATGTTTCGTGAAGATATGATCTCTGACGGAATTGAGAATTGTGTTCAGTATATTCATAATTTCAATCCAGAAAGATCTCAAAATCCATTTGCTTATTTTACTCAAATTATTCATTATGCTTTTTTGAGAAGAATTCAAAAAGAAAAGAAACAATTGGAAATTAAGACTAAAATTATTGAAAGAACTGGATTTGATGAAGTTATGACTATTGATAGTGGATTACTTTCTGGAAATAATTCCGAATTTAATGCTATGAAAGATAACATTCAATATAAAAACGGAAATCGATGAAGATCGGAATTTATACAGATAGTCACTATGGTGCCCGCAAAGGTTCAAAACACTTACACGACTATTTTGAACTCTTTTATAAGAACATATTCTTCCCTGCTCTTGAAGAGTATGGAGTAGAAACAGTCATTCATATGGGAGATGCATTTGATAGTCGTAAGTCAATTGATTACCAAAGTTTAGAATGGGCAAAAAGAGTTGTATTTGATCCACTTAAAAAGTATCAAGTTCATATGATTGTAGGTAATCACGATTGTTACTTCAAAAATTCCAATCATGTCAATTCTCCAGAACTTCTTCTTCAAGATTATTCAAATATAACAACTTATAGTTCTCCTACAAATACTAAAGTTGGTGGAATTGATATAACTTTTATTCCCTGGATTTGTAGTGAAAACTATGATGAAACTCTTGAAGTAATTCAAAAATCCAAAGCAAAGATTGCGATGGGTCATTTAGAACTTCAAGGATTTCGTGTAAATAAGCATCTATTAATGGAGGATCATGGACTGGACCCGAATATTTTTACAAAGTTCCAAAAAGTATTTTCTGGTCATTACCATACTCGTTCTGATAATGGATCTATCTTCTATCTTGGTAATCCTTATGAAATGTACTGGGCAGATGTAAATGATACTCGTGGGTTTCATATCTTTGATACTGAAACTCTAGAGCACACACCAATCAACAATCCCTATAAGTTATTCTATAATATCTACTATGAAGATACTCCTCATCAAACATTTGATGCTCGTGAGTATGAGAAAAAAATTGTAAAGGTTATTGTTCGTAAAAAATCAGATGTAAAATCTTTTGAAAAATTTATCGATAAACTTTATAACTCTGGAATTCAAGAACTTAAAATTGTTGAGAACTTTGAAATTCAGGAAAATGAAGAGTTTGATATTGATGAAGATGAAAATACTCTTTCTATTCTGAATCGATATATTGACGAGTCTGAATTTTCTTATGATAAAAATATAATTAAAGGAATACTTCAAGATATATACAAACAAGCATCTGAGGTAGAATAAAGTGTTTCTTCTTACTTTAGCGGATAGAAAAGAGGATGGTGCTTATGCTGTAAGTGATAAGTATGGAGAAAAGGTTTTATTTTTATTTGAAGAAGAAGATGATGCTAATCGTTATGCTATGATGCTTGAATATGATGAAGAGTATGAAAAAGAAATGGAAGTTGTAGAAGTTGATGATGAACTTGCTTTAAAGACTTGCAAACTTTACAACTATAAGTATGCAGTAATTACTCCTAACGATATTGTGATTCCTCCTAAAAATGATACTGTTTAAAAAACTAAAATATAAAAATTTTCTTTCTACTGGGAACCAATTTAGTGAAATTGATTTCCAGGCACACCATACAAATCTAATAGTTGGAACGAATGGTGCAGGTAAAAGCACGATGTTGGATGCTCTTACTTTTGTTTTGTTTAATAAACCATTTCGTAAAATTAACAAACCACAATTAATCAACAGCACAAATGAAAAGGATTGTTTAGTTGAGATTGAGTTCTCGGTGAATAGTCGTGATTATTTGGTTCGTAGAGGAATTAAACCAAATATCTTCGATATTGAAGTGAATGGGAAACTTCTTCATAAAGAATCCGATGATCGTATTAATCAAAAAATTCTTGAAGAAACTATTCTTAAAGTAAACTATAAGTCTTTTACTCAAATTGTTATTTTGGGTTCGAGTGCCTTTGTTCCCTTTATGCAACTTACGACTGCAAACCGTCGTGAAGTGATTGAAGATCTTTTGGATATTCGTATATTCTCTGCGATGAATAGTCTTATTAAGGATGATATTCGTATCAGAAAAGATAGTATTCGCTCTTTAGATTCTAAAAAAGAATCTCTAAAAGATAAAGTTGAAATGCAAAAAAACTTTATTGAACAACTTGAAAATCGTGGTAAAGAAACTATAGAGAATAGAAAAACTCAAGTAATTAAACTTCTTAACGAAGTTGAAAATTATATTCGAGAGAATTTAATTATTGAACAGAATATTCTTGAGCATTCTAAAAACCAAGAAGAAGTTACAGGTTCTGGTGATAAACTTAAGAAGATGGGAAACTTAAAGGGGAAGATTTCTCAAAAAGTATCTACCATTACAAAGGAACATAAGTTTTTTAATGAAAATACGGTATGCCCCACTTGCACTCAAACTATTGAAGAAGAATTTCGGTTAAATAGAATTAATGATGCTCAAAATAAAGCAAAAGAACTTCAACAAGGATATACAGAACTTGAAGAAGCAATTAAACTAGAAGAAGCAAGAGAGCATCAATTCCTTATTCTATCAAAGGAGATCTCTAAACTCAATAATGAAATTTCTCAAAACAATACTCGAATTTCTCTTAATCAGCGACAGGTCCGCGATATTGAATCAGAAGTTCAGAAACTTACCGATCAACTTGAAAATAGAAATACTGAACATCAGAAGTTAGAAGAGTTTCAAGATAATCTTTCGGAAGTATTTGAGGATTTGAGTAAAAAGAAGGAAGAGATAGTTCATTATGATTTTGCATATTCTCTTCTTAAGGATGATGGAGTAAAGACCAAGATCATTAAAAAGTATCTTCCATTCATTAATCAGCAAGTAAATCGTTATTTGCAGATGATGGATTTTTATATTAATTTTAATCTCGATGAAGAATTTAATGAAACAATTAAATCTCCAATTCACGAAGATTTTTCTTATGCATCATTTTCCGAAGGTGAAAAAGCACGAATAGATCTTGCTCTTATTTTTGCCTGGAGAGAAGTTGCGAGAGTTAAAAACTCTGTTAATTGTAATATTCTTTTATTTGATGAAGTTTTTGATTCTTCTCTTGATGGATTTGGTGCTGATGAGTTTCTTAAGATTATTCGATATGTGATTAAAGATTCTAATATATTTGTTATTTCTCATAAGGCAGATTTGCACGATAAATTTGATCGAGTGATTAAATTTGATAAAGTTAAAGGTTTTTCTCATAAGACAGAATCATAACTGGCACAAGGCACCTTTACTTTGCAAATCATAGATAGTATGATTACTTCATTCTCAAAAAGAAAATGCAGGTTCCTAATCGCTACCATCATTCGAAAAAGGATCAGAAGAGGAAACTAAAACCGCAGGCACTCCGACAAGCAAAGGCACGTCGTCAGGCACTCAAGAAGCGTCTCCA